TTACCGGGGATGTCGTAGGGGTACTCGCTGGGGCCGTAGTCATAGACCAACTGAGAAAGAAGTTTCAGTTCCTTCTTCATCGAGGCGTGTAAACGCGCCTGAACGGCAGACATGACCTTCATCGACCTTTCGATGATTGCCAAGGTAGTTCCGACAGGAGCCTCGCCGTTCATGTCCGCGACCTTCATGTCCGCCTGAGAGGCGAACCTGCGGCCTTCGTCCACGATGTTTCCAAGCAACTGATACAGGGTACCCGAGGGTTCCTTGTAGGGGAGGAAGGTGATGTTCTCCCTCAGGGTTCCGGACGGAATATCCACATCCCGGAACTCTCCCGGCATGATGGGCGTATCGTCTCCTTTGATTCTCAGACCACGGGTCTTGAGTCCACCCGGAAGGTTGGACAGGGTTCCGGCATCCACCAACTGACGGAGGATGGATGTCGAAGACTTTGCGAGTCCACCAACCAAATGGACAAGCCCAAACCCATAGAAGCCAAGTCCGGGGATGTAGGTGTACTGAACGAAGTGCTGACGGCGCTTCTTGAGCGGGTCGTCTTCGTACCAGTTCCTGCGGATGGCAAGGATCTGACGGGAAGACTTGTCTACCGTGATGACATAGGGAAGCGCGATTCCGGTGGGTTCACCGTTTTCATCGGTGTCTTCGAATCCGGGCAGGTCGTAATCGACCACCATCTCCAGAAGGGTGTAGCGCGAATCAAGTTCCATGCCCTTCGACTCACCGTTCAGTTTGTCGTAGGACTTCTGGATCTGACTCGTGTCAGGCACCGGAGGAGGGAGCGAGATATCAGAATAGAACCCGGAGACCTGCAACTTCCTGATCTCGTTGTAGGTCTTCTTCATCAAATGGGTAGCGCGTTCACAGTTGATGAGATCGCTGGCTCCGTAAGAAACCACGAAATCCTCTGCTGGAACGAAGTTCGAAGCGGGTCTACCGAGTGAAGGATCGAAGTAGACCTTGCGGAACGCTGCACCGGAGAGCGCCAACGAGAAGAGCATCTTCTCCGTCTCTGAGCGATATTCGCTCATCTTTTCCGTCAGAAGATAGTTCAGGTACTCCTGAACTCTTTGAGCCTGATCGATGCGCTCTTTGGTGGATTCACCAAGGATCTTGGTCTGTACCGGTCCTTTGGCTGGGAAGATCTCTTGGATGGTCTGGGCTTGGAACCGGACAATTGCCTCAGAGAGCATGGGGTGAAACACACCACAGGCTCCCTCCCATGGCTGTGTACGGTCCTCAATCTTCAGACCTAGGAGATCAAGACCCTTGATGTAGGTCGTTTCCCATTCCTTGCGAGAATCCTTGTCTGCTTCGTACAAGGTCGCAAGATCGTTCCCGATGTTGTTCAACACCTGATCGGGGATGAACTCCGCAAGGTTCTCGTTGTGACCCGGCTCAGGAGCAGGTTCCGGGGAAAGACTGATCTCCACCCCACCGTCCGGCAACTCCACAACGATGGATTCAGACGGCGAACCGACCGCCACTTCCATGGACATCCCTCCCGTGGGGAAGGGCATCAAAGCGCGATCAACCGCCATCTCTCTCTCCTTACAGGTCGCGGAACTTGCCGCCCTTCACGGCAGCACCCATACCACGAGCGGTACCAGAGGTACCCATGGTCATCTTGCCGCCGAACATCTTCTTCGGACGCATGGCACCACCGACCATCACCGGCTTGCCGAGGCCACTCATCTTGCCCTTCAGGGCATCCTTCGGCTGCTTGCGGCTCTTCGGAGCCTCCATCTTCTCGCTCTTAGCAGTTTTGTTCTTCATCGTTTAAATCCTCAGTAGTAGGAAGTCTTTCGTTTGTAGACCGGCTGATCCTTGTAATCAGACTGGAGGGAGATGAACCCTCCCTTGCGGTAGCGTAGGAGAGCCTGCGTCCCTGAGTCCACATAGTCATCATGCTCTCCGGCAGGAAAAGACGCAAATTCCTCAACCACTTCCTCCGCAAAACGGGTGTTGGGTCGCCATATCCTGCCACTGGAGAAGAGATCAGCAATGGCGTTTACACGGGCAACTTTATCATTACCGCGTGACGGGGTGTATTCCGATACGGGGATACCCATGGCCCTCAGTTCGAATATCAGGGGGGTGCCTGCCGCCTTGGCTTCCACAATCAGGGCATCCGGCTTCCAGTAGTTGTACAACTCCCATGCCCGTTTCTTGAGGGTTGGGAACTCCATCTTCTCCTTATGGGCATCCATAAGAATGATGTTCGACTGCATCGCCCCTGCCCCATCTGGGTGGTAGAAAACACCCCAAGTGGTACAGGCTGAGTAGTCTGATCGCTCCTTCTTCAGGAACGCGGTATCCCATGACTGGATCAAAAACTGACACTGCGGGGGTCTGTCTTGCTCCCAGACCTTCCACCAGTCCCGTTTAATCAGTGCGCCCTCTTCGGAGGTGGGATTCTGCTGGTACTGGGCCTGCCATTTATGGGTAGGGATTTCTTCCCGGATAGCCTCCAGTTCCTCTAAGGGCCAGAACTCAGGCCACAGGGGTTTGCCAGAAGGAAGGATTGCCGGGAACTCAATGACCTCCCATTCATCCCCCCCTCTCTGGGCGGATGCCTTGAGAACCTGCCCTACCAGATCCCGCTTCGACCAACGGGTACAGATCACCACAATCGCCCCACCCGGCTGAAGACGCTGGCGGGGTCCGGAGGTGTACCACTCATACGCATGGTCAAACACGGCAGGATCCGAAGACTGACCCTCCTGTTCATCATGGGGGTCATCGATGATCAGAAGATCCGCACCCTTACCGGTGACAGCACCCCCGATACCAATGGCGAAATAGTCACCCCCCTTGGAGGTACTCCACCTACCTGCCGCCTTGGAGTCCGCCCGAAGGGATGTATCAGGGAATACAGCCCGGTAGTCCTCCGAATCCACCAAGTTACGGACCTTACGCCCGAAACCTACCGCCAGTTCCGCAGTATGAGAAGACTGAATCACCTTCTTCTGGGGGAACTTGCCCAAGAACCACGCGGGAAACAGAAAAGACCCGAACTCAGACTTGGTATGCCGGGGTGGCATACAAATGATCAGCCTCTTGAGTTTGCCAGAAGCGATTTCCTCAAACTTCTGACCCATGATCTTGTGATGCCGACCCGAAATGAAACCGGGCCACACCCTATGCACGAACGAAATGAAACTCTCTTGAGACAATTCCTTCGTCTTGGCCTTCTCATACTCCTCAAGAAGCCCATAAAACTCTCTCTGCTGATCCTCAGGTAGGGTTTTCACTAAACCCATGATTCTAGGAAGGTTTTCCTGAGTGATATGCATCGAATGTACCTCAAAATGCAGGGACAATAGCCCCCGTTTCATCACAACTTTGTCTTCGCGCCGTCTCCCCTATCACCTCTTCTCTACACCCCCCCCTCAAAAGGGGGGTGTAGAGATTGACACTACAATATTCCCTTACAATATCCCCTTTAACGCATCACTTCGATGTATGGATTGCTCGTGTTCACCTTTAGTCAGTCCCTCGACTCGCAATCCTTTATAACAAGTCCGATTGTATCACAATAATTGGGGAAAGTCAATAAGAAATACACCAGAAATGCTAAATTTTTTGCAAAAAATTTTACCTGACACCCATATACCCCCTTTCTACACGCATTTTCCCCACAAATTCCATACAAAACATGAACTTACGGAACATTAACCCCTACCCCCACCCTACATTTGTTGCGTAAATGATACAGATAGGAGCGAAAGTAGGGGATCGGATGAGTGAAATCGTATATATAGGGTACGCGGGTACGCGCATGTCACGCGGGGGGTGCGGGTGCGCGATTAGACCGCGCATGCGCCTGCGTTTAACCCCCCACGGGCGCGTGTGCGATTAGACCGTGCGCGTCACGCGCTTCCTCATCCCCGGAACCTGCATCGTCGCTGTCCACGGAACCATCGTCGTCATCGTCCGCACCGTTTACACGCTCCGGCAGCATGTCGATGACCGTGACCTGAGGTGCAGCAGCAGACAGCAGCGCACCCAGTCGTCGTTCAAGTTCCACCGCGACCATCGCAGCAGGACGGTCACGCCTGTCCTCGACGACCTCGATGAACGCACCGCAGGTCTTGCCCCACAGTTCCACCGCACGGAGCCGCACATGGTCAGGACGCGCATCGTCCTCAGCGAACTGGCGTAGCAGACCCACCACTTTCGAGCGGTCTGAGACACCCTTGACCTCCATTTGCCGCATCCTCTCGCCCATTAGCGCATCCACTGCCGCCCTGATATCGCCCCGTTGCGCCAATCCTGAAGCCTTGTTGCGGATGGTGTCGCCCTGCATGTCTGTCGCGTCATACGCGAACTTGTACGCATCGCTCTGCGTCATGCCGTCTGCGAGATTCTCCGCGAATTTCCGCTGTTTTGGTGTCAACCCGTACTGGTCTCGTATGCCTGCCATTCGATCTGATTTCCCTTGTTTTGCAGTGATTAGGTAATTCTTTGACTACGCAATGAGTGGTCTTGTGCCTTTGTCACCCTGTTTTCGGGTCTGAAAGTACCTGCGGTGCTGATTAAACGCAAACTAAATTCGACCGAATATCAATGACTTAGTGTATTTGTGGTCGTGTAAACGAAGAAAGTTGTTGACTTGTGGTCATGTAATCCGTAGAGTACGCATCATCGGCAGCGGCAACGCTCCGGAGCGCACCCAGACGGCGCGTCGAGAGACAAGAGGTTCTGGTGCCGGAAGTGCGAAAGCAGCCCGGCGGCTCCACAAGGGGAGTCCGGCCTAAAGCAGACCAGTATCTGCCCAATCTACCGGGAAGCCTTCGACTGACCAGAGCATCCCACGGGGTGCTGCGGTGAGTCACCAACATGGAGAGCAATCATGGCTTACAAGAAATACGCCCGTACTTGCGACGAGTGCGGCAAGGGCATGAACGAGGGCTACTGCATCGACAGCGGCTGTGAGTATTACTGCTCCGATGCTTGCTTGCACAAGCACTACTCACCCAAGGAATGGGAGGAGGCTTATGCCGATGGCGACGGCGATTCGTACTGGACGACATGGGACGAAGACCCCGACGCGCACATGGTGGACGAGGACGACCCCGCTCCGAACAAGTTGAGTGTGGAGTTGGCGGACGCTGTCGATACGAGCGGCAAGGTCGATGAGGAGAAGGTCGTCAAGTTGTTGGCGGAGCAACTGCGCCTACGATGGCGTCTCGACCACGACAAGTACGAGTTCGTCAACTGGACGGTGACCTGCGATGTTCAGGTCAAAGAGGAGAACAAGTCATGAGCGAGAAGAAGCGAGTAGTGGTCACCATCAGGCGTGGTATCCCCGAAGTCATCGAGGCACCGGACAATATCGATGTCGAAATCTGGGACTACGACACGGACGGGATGCACCCAGACGAGTTGGACGAAGATGACAGCGGTCGTGAATATTTCTTGAGGGAGGGTTGAACATGAAAAATGAAATCGTGCGATTCGATGAGCGTTTCGGTGACTGGGGTCACGAGACTGAGGAAACGGAACGCGACTACGAGCAGCAGATTCACGAGCGCGTAGAGACCTACAGCGGCTACGCCAGACAGGTTCACAGCGGATGGGTCTGGGTTGTCGGCTGCAACGAGCAGAGATGGTCACGCAGACCGACTCGACACGCCTGTGAGCGGGTCGTGTATCAGGTCGTTGAGCATCTGGGAGAGGAAGACGCTTTCGACCTGTACACGGGCGACGATTTCGACGATGAGACCAACCCTGACGGGGTGGACACCTATCACGCATGGGATTGCGAAGGAGAACAATCATGACCAATTTCACCGAACGCGAACCGTGGTTGGCGGCTGCTGCCGTCGCCCTACAGCACCAAGTGTTCCCCCGTGCAGGGATTGAACCCGCGCAGTGGGAGCAGCGTCGATACCGTGTCGCATGTGGGTTCCCCATTGGGTACCGGGGTTCCCGGTCAGGCAAGGTGGCACTAGGTCAGGCATTCGACCCGTCCATCTCTGCGGATGGCACCTTCGAGGTGTTCATCAACCCCATCCTCGACCGTCCGTTGGATGTCCTCGCCGTTCTCGCGCACGAACTGGCGCATGTCTGGGCGGGTATCCAGTGCGGTCACCGTGGCGAGTTCGCACGGGTCGCCCGTGGCATCGACCTCGTCGGTGCGCTGACCTCGACCACTGCCGGTGCGTGGTTGTCTGCGGAACTTGCCGACATCGCGCAGATTCTGGGCGCGTATCCTCACGCGAAAATCGATCCGAATAGCCGCAAGAAGCAGGGGACGCGATTGCTGAAACTGCAATGCTCTGGCTGCGGGTGGACGGCGCGTGTGTCCGCCCTTCAGGCGAACCGGCTGCATGGCCTGTCCGCTTGCCCTGTCTGCGGAAAGTACGAAACCTTGAAACTGGAGGCTTGAACATGAATCGCACCTTCTCGCTGCCCCTCAGCGACTCTGACCGTTCGTACCTGAAGATGCATGCCGTGCGGCAGGGCAAGTCGCCCAACGCATCCGACGATGTCCTCGTCGCCATTTGGAACGGGGTTGACCCCGCCCCGGTGGCTGCTGCGTCCCTTGACGCTGAGACCATCGAAGGCATCCGCCGTGATGCCATTGCTGCGGCAGTCGCTGCGGTCGAGCAGCACCGCCCTGTGCGGATTGAAATCAAGCAGGGTGCGACCATCCGTACCCTCCCTGCGGGTCACCGTCACGCAGTGTTCGCGGATGTCCTCGCCGCCCTGTCTGTTCGCGAGAATGTGTACCTCGTCGGCCCTGCGGGGTCAGGCAAAACGACCATCGCGGCTCAGGCTGCTGACGCACTGGAACTGCCGTTCTACTCGACCGGCGCTGTCGGCATGGCGTATCAGTTGCAAGGGTTCATCAACGCCGAAGGCAAGTACATGGAGACCGACCTGTACCGTGCCTATGTGGGCGGGGGCGTGTTCCTGTTCGACGAGATTGACGCATCGTCCGCTCAGGCACTGCTCGCGTTCAACGCCATCGCTGCCAATGACCTCGCCGCATTCCCCTGCGGCACGGTTAAACGCCACGCCGACTTCGTCATCATCGCCGCTGCGAATACCTTCGGAGCCGGTGCTGATGCCCAGTATGTCGGGCGGTCGCAGTTGGATGCCGCGACCCTCGACCGGTTCTCGTTTGTCGCGATGGACTATGACGAGCGTCTGGAACTCGCCATCTCGCCCAATGACCAGTGGACGCGCCATGTCCAAGCGTTCCGCAAGGCAGTGCGCGAGTTGAAGTTGCGCCATGTAGTGTCGCCCCGTGCATCCATCAAGGGTGGCAAGTTGCTGTCAGCCGGTCTCGACTGGAACCGTGTCGAGGAACTCGTACTGACCCGCAACCTGTCCGCGCTCGACATCGACAAGGTTCGATCCAACATGCCCAAGAGGAAAGCAGCATGACCGTTTACCGCTACACCGCAGAATCATGGGACGAGTTTGTCCATGACCTCCGCACCCGCAAAATCAACTGGGCTGATGGCGGGTCGGAGTCAGTTGGTCGGGTTGACTGGTCGGGCTGCGAGACATGGGAAGATGCACTGGAGTACGCCGTCAAGGGTCACCCCGCTGGACGCGCTGCAATCGAGTCTGCGGCGGTCAAAGTGACGATGGAACCGGAACCCATGTGGGACACGGCTCCGGTCGGCGCGTTCCCTTGCATCCCGGCGAATGCAGCCGGTGTTCCGGAGGACATGTTCGCCATGTCCGACATCGCACCGCCGTCACCGTCGCCCATCGTCCGCATCGCCGTGAACATGTCGGCTAACTGCCATGTGGACGCACAGGACATCGTAAACCGTGGTGTCGCTATCGTCTCGCTCATCGACCGGATTCAACTGTCCGGTCGGCGTGTCGAGTTGATTGCAATCAAGCACGGCAACGATTTCAGGAGCAATGACAAGTTCGTCTGGTCTGTCACGGTTAAACGACCTGAGGAACCCATCGACATGGATAGGGTCGGGCTGTGCTTTGCAACGCCCATCATGCTGCGCCGGTTCTTCTTTCGGGTCTTGGAATTCATGACCCCTAGCGTGGTGGATTCATACGGGGTCTCTACCCACTTCGCAGACGAGTGCAGGGACTGCGACCTCGCCATCCCGAACATCAGCGGCGACGAGTATTCGACCCCTGAACGCGCAGTCCAGACGGTGATGAAACTTTGGCAACGGGCGGCGGCGGCGGCATGAGCCGCCCCTCCCCCCTTTTGCTTGCATGATTACTTGTTATCGACTATACTACTCAACATCGACACAGGAGCAACGACATGACCTTCAAGTACATCGCCATCAATCGCATCCCCGTCAACATGGAAAAGGCAATCAGCGACACGCAGTACGAGCGTGAGGTCGCCCGTGAGGAGCGAATCGCAGCAGCCGCGCCAGACCTCCACGCCGCGCTGCAATTCTGCTACGAGTACCTCGACGGCATCCCTGAGTCTGCTGCGGGTGGCGACGATGAGGCAGTGCGCCTCGCCCGTATCGCGAAGATCGTTTTGAACAGCATCTAACAGGAGACACGACCATGGAATTTATCGAAACCTACAAGAACACCGGCACCCTCGTCGCAATTGTCAAGAACAACGCTTTACCGAAGGATTATTTGGGCCGTCAGTTCGCCGCCAAGATTTCGGTGGAACCCAACGGCAGTGCGATGTTGGTGACTCGTGCAAACGGCGATGGCTCCACCCGCTACCGTTACTTCCGGTCATACGCCGAAGCGCAACAGGCCGCTATTAAGTGGGCCAAGCGCAAGATTGCAGAGCATCGCCGCAAAACCATCTGACCACCCCGGCGGGGGACTGCCACCCCGCCTCTTCCACAAATAGGAGACATGACCATGACCGAAGTTCGCCCTGAGTTCCACTACCTCAACCAACTTCGCGCATCTGGCGCAGTCAACATGTTTGGCGCAGCACCGCATGTCGAAAGTATGTTTGACCTGACTCGCAAGGAAGCGCGGCAAGTTGTCAGCGACTGGATGAAATGGGTCAGTGCTGACCCCGCCCGACTCAACGAAGGAGACGCACAATGAACATCATCGTCGAGCAGCGCGTTGTCTACGGGAACTTCAAGTTCTATCCGGTCAACGACCTCGCGCAGAAGTTTGCAGACCTGATGCGACAGAAGACATTCGATGTCCAAAACCTTGCAGACATCAAGGGTATGGGCATGACCGTCATCATCGATCAGAAAACCATCAGCATTTAAACAGGAGAGTGACATGAGAAAAATAGATTTCACCAAACTCAAATTGCCAGAACCTCAGACTACCGAAGACGCGCTGACCCTCGCCCTCGTGCTTGCCATCACCGCGCCAGACGAGCAGGGTTCTAGTGACGCAACGGCTATCGCACAAGACCTGTCGAAGGCTCTGTCTGAAATTGAAGTTGCCCGATGCAGGAACAGAGTCATTCAGATTCTGGAGGCAGCATGACCATACTTGAACACCTGTACGCGCTGTCAGTCGTGATTTTATCTGGCATCGTGATGGCAATCGCCGTTGTGAAAATTGCAATGCACAAAGAGGAGATGTGAAATGAGTACCAAAAATTACTGGGTTGAAAAGGCACAGTCTGTCCTTGTCGGTCGAACCATCGTCGCCGCCCGATACTTGACCAACGACGAGGCAGAACGACTGGGATGGAGCAGCCGCTCTGTCATCCTTGAACTCGACAACGGCGACCTCGTGTGGCCTAGCCGGGACGATGAGGGCAACGATGCCGGTGCATTGTTCACAACAAACAGCAA